GAGAAATAACTTGCTGTTGTATTTGTGCCATTATTATCCTACAAAACTTTCACTAACCGTTACAACCACATTTAATTTACTCGCTGTTCCAGCAGTAACCACAATAGTATCCGCTGCTTGCATTGCTATAGGGCCTGAATTAAATACATCTAAAATATCGTCTGCTGCCATGCTATACGTAGTTACAATGGGTGTATCGGTAGAGGATAATACTACTTTAATAGTAAGGTCAACGGCACCACTATGTAGATTATTTACATATAATAGCTTAACTTCTGTTTCAAAATTAGCAGGACAGGTATATACGGTTGTTGCGCCTGTTCCCGTCAGAAGCTGCCCGACTGTACGTAGCCTTGCTGTAATATCTCTAGCCATTTAAAAGTCCTTAACTTGAGCCTACAGACCTTGAAGAGAAGTATTCCGATAAACCGCTTGGTTTCATTACTACAGTTGATCTAACATAATCGGTACGATTAGATAACAAAGACTGCATATTTTTTATGCCTGCTTCAAACCGTCCAAAATTTGCTTGATACTGATCTATTTCACCCCTGTATTGATAAACATAAGCAGTTGCTCCATCAACAATAATAGCGGCAAATCTATCTGGTATTGTAGGAGTATCCGTTGAAGCAGATAAATCAGAAGCAAAGGTAAAATAATCATATTTTACAATATACGTTTTATCTGGATAGGGATAAAGCGCAAAATTATTATCTAGTTTTCGTATCACGCATGTAGGTATTCCACCACTATCAAACTGGGCAACTGTAGTACCATCGGTATGCGTTGTTGCATCTGAACCTCGTGTACAACCAGTAAAGGTAGTAGATGTAGTACCTGTATAGGTTATTTTTTCATTGTCAATTTGTATAGTACCAGTAGAAGAAAAATCAGAAGTACTTACTACTGTAATAGTAGTAGCACCAGCACTAAGAGTGCCCCCCTCATTTAATGTAGTAGTTTTAACAGCCTCAGCACCTTCAATAAATCTATCCACGTATTCATAATATGTCAATATATTTAGATTATTGCCTGTTACACTTAAACTACTATCTTCTACAAGCCTAAATGTATTATAGTCTACTACTTTAGCATCTGCAGGTAAAGAGTAGTCTGCTACCCCCGGCGTTACTGTTAGTGCTTTTGTAGTGTGATTAAACGGCCAGTTAAATTCTTTTTGATTAATCCATCTAATTGAATCATTAACAGCATTCTTAGCTAAGGTTTGAATACCACGAGAATTAGCCCAGTTAGCAGAGGTCAATTCTACTTCATTCATTCTAGCTAATACAAAATTTGTTAATGCAAGATAAGTAGCCATAAAATGTTCCTATTATAATTAATAATAGTAATGTGAGTCAGCCGAAGCCAACCCACATCACCATTACATACTACTACGCAAGAGTATCACGATCTACTTCATCAGCAGTCATAACACCTACGTCACTGACATCCATCATAATCGCCCAAACCCGAACCTTACCAGCGGTAGGTGCAGTTGTAGCGGTTTTGATAAGAACATCAATAGTATCGGCACTCTCCGTAATCAGAGGACGGAAATCCGCTGCATTAACAGAGTACGTACCAGCGGCAGTGCCGCTATCTGCGTCAAAACCATCGGCAAAAATATCAGGCTCCGTGCCCGTTACGCCCAGATCAAACGTGGTATCGCTACCAGAATCACCAGACATAGCGGTCATAATTTCCATACCTGCATTAAGCACAACCGTGTCAGCAGGAATAGTAATAGCCTGAATAATATCGGCTGAGGCGTTAGTAACGCCGGTACTAGCCATATTAATAGTATTTTGTACCATGTATGGTTGCCGCCCACGGGCATCCGCGCCGTGAGCAGATTTCAATAGTGCAGTTACTGTTGCCATAATTCTATCTCCTCTTACAGGCCAGAAGTCCAGATGGCGTTTACAAGGGCTTCTGGACGAAGAACCTTGCGACCATACAAATGCATTCCACGCACAATATCACCAAAGCTATCGGGATCACGATAACTTTCAGTTTTATTGATCTGTTGCGCGGAAGCTACAGCAGAAGAATGCCCAGCAACAATCACACCAAAATGAGTGGTGCCCGTACTCGTAGTTGAGGTTGGACCCGAACCCTTCTGGGGCAAGTTATTGGACATGTAGACCTTAAAGCCATGAATGTTATTAACAACCAAGCCGTTGCGTAGACCAGACCCGCCCCAATCAGCCTGCAAAAGACGAGAATCCTCGTCCTTCAAAAGCTCACAGAAAACCGGATCAAGTACCATCCAACGTCCAGAAGTATCAACATTCTGTTGGTCTAGCTTACGAGACATCCTAGCAATAATTTGCATAGGAGTAGCGTTAGCAGTAGTGGTATTCAAAGTGTCAGCACCCGTCCGGGGCTTAACAACAATTGAATTACTCGCGGAACCACTGTTAAAGTCAGAAGCATCTAGCTTCATGCTCGACAGTAGTTCATCAGTGCCAGCAGTAGATACCGCTACAGTACCGCTGGTAGACGTATTGACCGTATCGGGAGTACCGTGGAGGGCGGATTGCGTCCAGCCACTGAGATAACCCAAAACATCTTGGTCAAACTGATCCGCCAAACGATACGCAGCACGATCCGTCGCTAGGCTCTGAAAATTCACATGCGAATGAGCTTCCTCAATATCATCGACCTTAAAGGCAAAGTAGTTAGCCTTATCGACTTTGAGAGTAAACTCTTCATCATCTAAATCTTGGGGCTGGATAACCTGCCCACGAGCATACGCTTTTACAGAAATCTCTGGCTCTTTGATGATTTTAACTTGGTCGCCCATGTTAGCAATCTCACCATAATAGTCAGAGTTAGTAATCTCTTCTGCTACAGATGCCTTACGAAAAGCAAGTTGCACCTGTTTGGAGAAGATGATGGGGCTGAAATTGCCGTTTGGCAAATTGCCATGCCCCGCTGCTGCCGTGAATGCCATATTATATTCCTTTCACAAAAGCATAAACAGACGCTAACTTACGATTGTCTTTAGAGGCTATTCTTTTAGGGTGCATGTATTAATATATTTGGCCTAATATACTAATGATGGGCCTAAAATAAAATAGGTAAGTCGTTAAGATAATAGTAGTTGCATAATTTAGTGTTAGTTATGAGTAGTCCTATACATTAGGAGGTCATGTAGTCTAATTGTGCATACTTTTACACACAACCATAGTTATATTAATTTATTCAGATTTATCAAGGATTATCTTGCTGATCCTGAAACATCGTAAATAAATTTATTAGCTCTTATAGCTTCCATAATATCATCTTTATATGTCTCGTAGTCATCAGTAGACATGCTTTGTACCTGAGACTCTTTAAGATAATCTGCTGTTTCATCCGATTGTAATCTATTACGTTCAGACTTCTCTGTTACAGCAAAGGCCGCATCATCTTTGTTCTTTTTCTTAGTGGTCTTTTTAATACCCTTGTCTGCTTTATACAGATCAATTGCTCTTGCAGCAGCTAAAGCATCTACATCGTTTTCATATAAAGCATCTTGAATCCACTTAGGTTGTTCTTCTGCCCACTCATGGAACTCATCATCATTACGAATATTTTCAAAATCTGGATGGGTTTGCATTAACTGTGCTTCAGCTTTATTACGCTGTGCATCTTCTTGCATCTCATCTATTTCTCGTATACGTTCTTCTAGTCCGTGCGTTTGTTCTTGGGCTTTCTTTGTTGCAATGGTTTCAATAATACCAGCTACATCAGGATATTCTTGCGCCCACTCTTCAATCTCTTGTTCTGATTTAGGTAGCTTTATCTGTTCTTTTGTTACTGTATCTAATTGGGACTCTAGCTTCCTGATCTTTATTTGCAATTCATCTGTTTGTTTTTGCGTATGCCTACGTAAATCACCATATCGTTTTTTAAATGTTTTCTCTTCAGCAGATTTAGGAGCCTCTTCAGCATCTTCTTCCTGCTGCTCCTCTGGCTCATCTTGCTGAGAAAATAATTCTTTTAGTTCCTCTTCTTCTTTTTCAATTCTTTCTTGATTAGAACTTGGTTTTTCAATGAAAGCTTTCTTGGGTACTTCTTGACTTTGTACTTCTTCTACCATAATACTTCTCCTTTACTGGGGCCACCGTGGCTGTATAAATACAGGGGATGAGTAGCCAGCCTATTGGCATATATTTAACGTGTCGCCAATCCACGCCTTCGTGATGGTATCCCTTCCGGCATACGTAATTTAGCAAGTCCACTAGCTATTTCTGGAAAAATTTTACGTAGAACCCGTGCCTCTTCTGTCCCAGAAAATCTCCGCATTAAGTCTTGCTCATCTACAGGAAGTTCCATGTAAGCTTTCTGGGCCTTTGCCTGTAATTCAGTAATTATTTTTTTTCTTGATGCTGACTCAGCCATAATTTTTGCCCTCTTTTACATACAGGATTTTATAATCTACGTTTTTAATAAGCCTGCCTATAATATAACAAAGTGGCTCCCCTGATAATCTTAGAATTTTACCAAGAATAGAACCCTTAATTTTCTTATCCTTTGAGTAACAACTAACAACTTCTGTACCCCAAGCAGTAGCAAGAGGTGCCATAAGCTTACAGGCTAGTTTACTTTTTCTCATTAACTTGACATAAGGAACAGCCCAAAAGCGGTAGCCATTTACTGTATACTCAGAAATATATTTATCAGTATAAAAAGTTTCTAGGCTATACAAATCTTTAGACAATAGATTTTGTTTTAATAGTTCTGTACAGATTACTGTTCCGCCGCCCGGACCAGCGCCGTCGGCACCCGGATCGTCGAAACCCATGAATCCCATTTCTTCGGCGCTTTGTTCACTTGTCATACCAGTACTAGCAGTAGAACCCTGTACTTCGCCTTCACCTGTAGGACCACCAGCAGCTTCAGTATCGGAGCCTGCTCCCTGAATACCAAGACCCATGCCCATATCGATACCAATAGCACTAGGATCACTAGGAGCAACTGATGGACTTTCTTCATTTGCTTCAGCAACAGCAGCATCTATATCTGATTGACTAACTGGCCCAAAGCCAGAAGGGGTTTCAGATGGATCATCTTCACTTATAGTACCAATATCCGCTGTAGCGTCTTCGTCTTCATCAATAGCTACTTGCTCCCCAAACTCGTCAGGATCAGGACCACCCGGATCGAATATTTCTTCTTCTTTTCGCTCCTCTGATACTGGTCTATCTGCTTCCGGTGTTACAGGCCCCGGAAAGTCAGAAGGTACTTCCGGGTTATCTGGATCAAATCGTACAAAACCTTCTGGGGCCTCAAATGTTTGCCTACCATTAAGAACAGGAATTTGAATAACTTCACCCGCTTCATTCCTAAAGAAATTAATAGAGGTCGTACCAGCAGAAACTGTACCAAAGGAAGGTAGTGTAGGAGTACCTACAGGAGCAGTTGTGCCTGCAACGGGTAAGGGAGTAGTAGTAGGGTTAACTCCTGCTAGTGTAGTGGGCGTAAAAGAAGTAGGAACAGTTAGATTTGCTGTAGGAGCAGGAGCAAAAGTAGTTGATCCTGTAGTTACAGGCTGTCCCGTAGCCTGATTAACGGCAGTAATGGGCGTTGTTTGGGGCTGCTGTAAAAAAGAAGTAGTTGGGACTGTTCCCTGAGTAGCAATAGGGACTACACCGCCGGATTGAAACGCTGGCATTCCACCGTATCTAGCACTAGGCTCTTCCATTGGCCCAGCTTCGTCGTCTACATACTCTAAGTCAACTACTGAAAAGGGCAAGCCATTAGCATTAAACATGGAATCATTTGGGATTTTAGCCTCATCTGGATTACCAAACTGTCCCATAGCTTCCATCTTTTTATAGCCCATCATGGCTTGATCACGCATTTGCATAAATGCCTCTACGCCATGATAGCGAACTACTTCAGCAGGAATAACCATTTCCCCTTCACTTACATTAGCGGAAATATCGTCACGCACCCCTTCCTGCGTACCTCCAAGAGGAACGGCATTACCGGATTGTGTATCTACATCCCTGCCTTCTTGCAATAGTTCAACATCTTCATCACTATTTTTAAACATTTCCATCTGCTCTTGTATCGCCATTATTTATTCCCCAATATATTTTCCCTTAAATCTTTAAGGTGCTTTAATACTTCAATAGCTCCTTGTGCTTTACACAAAGCTGCATGTTCTTTATCTTGTTCCAAAATTTTATACTGTTGATTAATTAGATAATCTAAATAATTAGTCAAGTTAGTCCACTGACGATTATTATTGAATAACGGGTGGAGCTTGCCCCACAGTTCCTCCTGCTTGTTCATTGCCTGTAAATCCTTGTTCTTGCGGTGCAGGTGCCTGCCCAGTTCCTATAGCTCCATTCCCTGTTCCAGCAGTGTCTTGCGGATTCATACCGG